CGGTTCCACCAGTAGTTTTGGTCGTATTGGCATCAGTAGCCGCCAACATAGCGGCTGAACCAGCGCCGCCAGTACCCAAGTTGGTAATCGAGAACGTGATGTAGTTGGTGTCACTCGCAGCCAACGCATCAGTACCCGAAAAACGAGCGCCGGTAAGCACACCAGCCGCGTCAACAATCATGTACACATCGCTGTTGCCGGTGGTGGCGATAGTCGCGCCTTGCTGCATCTCCGAAAAACCGCTGGCGATATTGGACGCAATCCTTGACGTAGAGTCAATAACAGCGCCCGTGATCGTCGTGCCAGCCACTAGTTCTGGGTCGCTAAACGCAACGCCGACTGATTTTGTATTAGCCATTTTACGAACCCATCCAAGAAGTTAACGCCGTCTGGTATGATGAGCGACGGACAGGCTCATTGTACTCACGATGAGCGACAGGAAATGCAAAGGTCACGGCCAGCGCATCTGCTGCGTCGGGCGAGGCAAGACCGCGAGATTTCATCTCTTTCTTGCTTTCCAGAAAGATTGTACCCCGCGAGTCCGGTTTCATCATAGGCGAAATCAGGTCAGTTTTCAAGAACTTGTCCTTGGGTATGCTGGCCGACTTCAGCCATTCACGCATTTCACCCCACATCTGCGCCCTCATATTGCCGTACATGATCGGGTTTTTCGACTTGTTGCCGAAGTTGACGCCCTTGATCTTGTACCGCTGCTCCTTTAGGCGGTCAACAATACCCGCGCCTAGCCCGCCTTCGTCGATGACGACCAAGGCTGGCGCAAATTCTTCGATCACATCGATCACATGACCAACCACCGTCATGGTGTCGTCGCCCTTGTACCGCTTGATCGTCACGATGTCCCTGCCCTGCCGGATGGCGATCACCGTCGAGTCAGCGCCGAAGCGGGCTGGGTCAACGCCGACGATGATGGGCGCTGATGCATCCTTGTACTTCTCCCGCTCCATCGCTTCGTCCACTATGCTGCTGCCGATGAACTGGTCGTCGCTGGCGTTAGGAAACGACCCGTACACCTCAACGTGCGCCTGGTACGAGTCCGACCCGTACTCCGCGATGATCTGCTCGTAGACCTGTTTGTCAGTACCCTCGACCGTGCGCGCGTCTACTTGCTTGCCGCTCCAAAAGTCCCGCTTGCTGTTGAAGGCTTCGTAGAAGTACCCCGTGTTGCGGCGCGGGTTGCTGAACGCCAGCCAGAACCTGTTGGGCGTGTTCTCTGTGAAAAAGCCGCTTGTCACCGACCAGATCGAGTCGTCGATGCCGCTGGCTTCGTCGAACACCACCATCACGCCGTCGTAGTTGTGTACGCCCGCGTAGGCGTCAGGATTCTCTGCCGACCACAGCCGACCCTCGACGCCCCAGTACCGCGTGCCTTTCTTTAGGTCACGCTCGACCAGTTCAGTCAGCCACTTGGCAGGCATCAGTCTGGTGGCGCTGACCTCAAACCAATGGCTGTTGATCGACATCGCCAGCCACTTGGTGATCTCGGCCCAAGTGACGGAACGCAACTGCGACTCTGAGTTAGCCGAGATGATGGTCGTCGAACCGATCCGCGTGGACAGCATCCAGATCGTCAGCCAACTGACTAGGGCCGACTTGCCGATACCGCGCCCTGACGCCACCGCTAATCTGAGCGTGTCAAAGTCAACCTTGCCGTTGTTCTGCTTGATGTGTTCTTTAAGTGCCGACAGCACTTCCCGCTGCCACTTGCGCGGCCCGCTGAAGTGTTCCAGCGGCGTGCCCGCTCTGCCCCACGGGAACACGAACATCACAAACGCTAACGGGTCATTCGATAACGCGGGCGTCCACAACCTCGCCATTAAGGCTTGTTCGTCTGTCGCCGAGTAGATCGTCGTCTGCATATTTAATTACTCGCTGTTGTGCTTCTTGAAGCGCGGCGGTGATCGAGATTGTCTGGTTGACCTCGATCTGTTGCTTGGCGACCCAATCGCACTTGTGCTGCAAGATCGTTGTAGCGGCTTTAACGTCGCCAGCCATTGCCGCTTTGTACAGCACCTCGGACAGTTCCATCTCAGCGTCGGCGCGGCCCTTCTGCGCGGCCAGGTTAACCAGCGGGTCTAGTTGCGCGAGTTGATTGAATTCCTCCGGCAACAACCCTGCGGCTATTGCCAGCGAGTCGCCTTTCAGCCCGCGTTTGGCAACAGCGTATATGCGTTCCAACCGCGCCTCTGTGGCCTGTACGCGCCGGGGTTCGTAAGGAAGTGATTGAAACATGGCTGCAACTATACCAAAAAATAAAAATTGTCTGCGATCCCTGTGCGCGCGCAGCAGAAATGCTAGGGCCCTGGCCGGGGGGGAGGGGGGGGTGGGTCATGTGTGTCATGGCACACACAGCACGCAGCACGCGGCAGGCAGCAGTAAGTAGTAACCCCTATACTACATACTAGTAAGGGTTTGCCCTTATCAATAAGGGTAAACCCGTGACCATATTGGTATGGGGAAAACCCTTATTAGTATCTGACCCGGTTGGTGAGTGCTCACTTTTTTGTGTGTCATGTGTGCCATGCCCACACGGGTCACACACAATGCAGCATGGCAGCGCGGCGCGCTTTTTGGGGGCGCGTGGGTCAGGTGTGCCATGCCCACACGCCCGAAAATTCGCTGGCGCCCCGAGCGCCTCCCTGATGCTCTGCTGGCTATGTTCTTTCCATAAACTTACCCTGACATGGCACACATGACACACCAGCAGCGCAGAGCGCCAAAACCCCATGCCCACGTCTTACCATCAAAAGACCCACGCATAGGGTTTGCACCTAGTGAAAAACATTCAATGACCCCTTACCGTTGAGGCTCCCTTAACTCTAGATTGACACACAAAATGATGACCCTTCAAGACTGCATCGCCTTCGCCGAGTCAAGCGCGGAAGCCGCCTTCGACTGCTGGCGTGATGACTACGCCACGCTCGCCGACGCCATCGCCTCGCACGCCGATAACGTGCGCGACACGCTCAATGATGAGCGCAGCGCGCAACATGAACCCGACGCCTTCGCCGCCTTCGATGCGCGCGTCGCACGCCTGCACGCTGCTGAAGACTCCGCGCGCTGGCTGATGGCGCGCGATTATGGCGTGACCATGCGCGAGCGCAGCGGCCGCGTTGTCACGCTCTGCATCAACGGCGCGAGCGTGTACGAACTCATCCGCGCAGGCTACACCAGCAGCGCCGCGCGTCAGGCCGTCGAAGATGACGCCTTCGCCCGTGCTATCGCCGACGGCGAAATCTCCGCCGACGCCGTCACCCTCTAATCGGAGCAACACATGACCAAGCAAAATCAAAAACAACTCGACCGCGCTTACGCGCAGGGTTTCACCGCGTATCTGCGCGCGCTGGCCGTGATTCACCGCAGCAGCAGCGCGCGCACCCAGCGCGAGATCATGGCGATCATCAACGGCAGCGGCGACGAATTCGAGCCGAGCATGATGGCGCACTTTCAATGGCGCAACGGCGCGCTCATTCACGGGAGCGAAGCATGATCCCCAAAAGCCTGCACACGGTAACCGCGCTTCAGAACGTCGCGCGCCTCATCAACCCAAGCGCGCCAGCGAGCGCCGTGCGCGCCGCAGCAGCGGCGCTCGGCTACGCCGACACGCCCGACGTGTACGGCCTCATCGAACGCGCTGCGAAGGGTCTCAAATGAAACCAGAAACCACACAAAAAGGCGCGCTCTATTCGTGCGAGTGCGCCGCCTGCGGCGCGACGCTCTACTCGCACGAATGGGCAACCTTCGACCACAACGAGCGCCGCGATGCGATGGAGGCGGGCACGCTGCGCTGCGATGAGTGTTCGCGCGGCCGTGCCGACGCTGACACGTTCGGCCGCCTCGCCGACGCGCACGCCGCGCGACTGTCGATGGCGGGTTATCTCGACTGCACCGAATGGCTGTTCGGGGCTGATCCCGACGCGCTGCGCGCGGAGTTGCTGGAAATGTACGGGAGCGACGAACAATGAACCTGCCATCGATCAAAACCCTTCGCCAAGTGTTCGGCGATAAGGCGCGCGAGGCGCGCGCCATTCTCGAAATGAGCCGCGCTCAACTTGAGGCGCTCCCTGCGGGCGCTGCGCGTGTGGCCGAGTGCTATCACGCGCCATCGACTGCTGATGTTCGGATGCATTGCCTCGACGCGCTCGGCGAGTCGAGCGGCGTCGAGTCTTTCGGGCCGCTGCGCGACGGGAGCCGCTGCACCTACCTTAACACGGGCGACACCTACACGCCCACGCTGCTGCGCGCCTGCGGCCGCTACCGCGTCGCCTGCTGGGGCGACGTCGCCGAACGGGAGGCAGCATGAACAAAACCGAACAGCAGCGATGGCTACGCCAGATAGAAACGCTCATGAGCATGGGCTACACCTACGATGAGGGCGAGGCGCTCGCGCGTATCTCGCGCGCGTTGCGCGCATGGTATGAGCGCGAGTGTGGAACCGACGCGGGCGCAGTCGAGCGCGACGAAAAAACGGGTCGGCCTTATTTGGTCACCTATTGCTTCCGCACGGGCGCGCGCAGGCGCTCACCCGTGCGCGACATGGAGCGCGGCGCTCTGGCGCGCCTCGCCGCCATCGCGCGGCATCCGTACTATCTTCAGACTGACCCGCGCGGCGCGACGCTGTACCTGTTACGCGAGGGCGACGTGCCAGCAGGCGAAAGCGCCGAGTCTTATTACACGCGCGGCGTGTGTGTCTATTAACTAGGGGGAAACTGATGACAAACCAGAAACAGATACGCGCGGCGTTTTGGGACGCGCATTACATCCTAGCGGAGCGCGCGCGCGAGGCGGGCATTTTGACGGCTCCGCAGAACCGCCACAACGCGCACACACGCGCGGCGTTCGTCGATTTCGTCGATGCGCTGCACCGCGAGGGGCGCATCAGCGACGCGCTAGCAGGGAGGGCGACGCTGTGAAAGATTGCCTGCTCGCCATAGTTATCGGGGCCGTGCTTTGCGCGCTGGCGCTCGCCTATTTTGACGTTTTGAGGTAAACATGAAAACAACTGACTTGCAAAATTTCATACGCTCTGGCGGCTTCGCCTGGCCAGGCGGTTACCCGCTCGCGCTGCTGATGGCCGACGGCGAGGTAATCGACTCGCTGTCGGCGCGTCGAAATTACCGCCTCATCAGGCGCGCGCAGGCGCGCGATTGGACACCTGTCGAGGTGTTCATCCATTGGGAGGGCGAGCCGCTCATCTGCGCCGAGAGCGGGCGCGCCATCGATTCAGCGTATGGGGGTGATGTATGACTTATTGGGAAGGTGTACACCGCGAGAGCGTCGCGGGGTTTGAAATTATCTTCAGCGTCGCGCCCGAAGATGAGCCGCCAGAATTTGACGATGACACGCTCGCCCGCATCAACAGCGGCGAATTGTGCTGGTTCGTTGCGCGCGTCGAGGCGTTCAAGAGCGGCGTGCTGCTGGGGACAGATTATTTGGGGCGGTGCTGCTACGCCTCGCCGCGACAGTTTATCGAAGCGTCGAATTATTACGGCGGCATGGTGGAAAACGCCGTCGCTGAAACGCGAATGAAACTCAACGTGTTGGGGGTGTC